TCAGAACAACAAATAATAAATCTTGAAAGAGATCTTAAACAAGCTCAAAAAAATATTGCAGAAATAAATACAAGATTATCATCTGCAGAGGCAACATGGCAGATGGCAGAAAATTTATATAGACAGCTGGCAGATGAAGTTAGAGAGCACGCTTATGATATTAAGGATTTGAGCAGATAGGATTTATGAATTATGGAGAGCGCCCTGATGAATTACAGATTTACAGCAATAATTATTATACTGCTTTGCTCTCTTGCTTTTTTTGTAGAGCCTGCGTGGCCTAGAAATGAGTAT